CACATATAATGGTGTTGGTGCGGCCGCAACTGCAAACTTAGGCCCTGCTGGTACTGCTGGTATTCAAGTAATAACTACTGGTGTTGGACAAAGTGGTAGTGGTTATGCTGATTCAGCAACTGTATTCATAGATGCACCACCTGTAGGTGTTGGAAATACTATTGCTGTTGCTAGAGCAGTTGTAGATAAATCTGCTAATATGGTTACTCAAATTCTTATCTCTGATGCAGGTGTTGGATATACTTCTCACACAGGTATTGCATCTGTTTCACAACCAGCAACCATAACTGGAATTGGAACTTATCAATTCAATGAGGCCGTTCAAGGATCTATTAGTGGTGCTATAGGTAGAGTTAAGAGTTGGGATAGAGACGATGTTGTACTTAGATTGGGAACTACATCAGGAACATTCCAAGCTGGTGAAATTGCTGTTGGAACTACTTCTGGTGCTAGATATAATGTAGATTATATTAAATCCGCAGAATTTGCTGATCAATATGATCAGAGCGATAATATTGAAGCAGAAGCAGATGCTATTATTGACTTTAGTGAAACAAACCCATTTGGACAAGTATAATGTTAGGAACTTATTATTATCACGAAATAATTAGAAAAACCATAATATCTTTTGGTACAGTATTTAATAATCTTGTTATTAAGCACCAAACTCAAGATGGTGCAGATTATAGTGACTTTAAAGTACCATTATCATATGGCCCTGCTCAAAAATTTCTTGCTAGGTTAGAACAACAGGCAGATTTAAACAAACCAGTCGCTACAACATTACCAAGAATGTCATTTGAAATGAATACCATTTCTTATGATCCTACTAGAAAAGCAGGTGTTACACAGTCATTCAAAACTTCTGATGGAACTAATTTGAAAAAGGTTTATATGCCTGTTCCTTATAATATTGGATTTGAATTAAGTATATGGACAAAACTAAATGATGATGCTTTACAAATTGTCGAACAAATACTTCCATACTTCCAACCAGCATTTACACTAACAGTTGATTTAGTAAAATCTATAGGAGAAAAAAGAGATATTCCTTTAGTTTTAGATAACGTTTCTTTTCAAGATGATTATGAAGGAGACTTTAGTACAAGAAGAGCTTTAATATATACATTAAATTTTACCGCAAAAACTTACCTCTTTGGCCCAATCGCAGAGACTTCAGAAGGACTTATCAAAAAAGTTCAAACAGATCTTTATGCAGATACTGATATTCAAAAAGTAAAACGTGAAATGAGGTACACAGTAACACCTAATCCTGCAGATGCAGGCCCTGCTGATGACTTTGGATTTGATGAGAATTGGGAATTCTTAGGTGATGGTAGAACTTACAGTCCAGTTAGGAAAGAGGACATCTAATGAATAACAATTTTGATCCTATAGATGACGCACTCAATACCAGTAGTGAGATTGAGGTTAGCACCGTATCTGAAAATAAATTAACCAAAAATGATGGTAAAACTGAGGTACGTAAAGATTATGAATATACTAGAGGAAATCTTTATTCATTAATTGAAAAAGGTCAAGAAGCACTTAATGGTATTATGGAAGTTGCTGAAGAACAAGGTAGTGCAAGAGCATATGAGGTTGCAGGACAAATTATCAAATCAGTTGCGGATACCACTGATAAATTATTAGATTTACAGAAAAAGGTTAAAGAAGTTGATGAAGAGGTTGTTAAAAATACAACTAATGTTACTAATAATGCTGTTTTTGTAGGTTCTACATCAGACCTTTCAAAGATGTTGAAACAACAGTTTCTAAATAATAATAAAGAAACCAAGTAAATGGACTGGAAAAATTATCAAGAAAAAATTACCATCGAAGATAAAGATGGCAAATCTTTCATGGAATTTATAGACATCGTTGGCCCAGTTCAGGTACAACAACAGATGAAAGAGAGAAATATAAGATCATTAGATAACAACCAACAGAATTAAATTATGCCTACTAGTGATGTATATCTTGGTAACCCGAATCTAAAACGGGCCAATACTGCTCATGAATTTACGGAAGAGCAGGTAATAGAATTTTTAAAATGTAAAGAAGATCCCGTTTACTTTGCAAGAAATTATATTCAAATTGTATCTCTTGATGAAGGATTAGTTCCTTTTAATATGTACCCCTTTCAAGAGAAACTAATTAGAAACTTTCATAACGAAAGATTCAACATATGTAAAATGCCTAGACAGACAGGTAAATCTACAACATGTGTTTCTTACCTATTGCATTATGCAGTTTTTAATGATAATGTAAACATTGCAATACTTGCAAACAAAGCATCAACTGCTAGAGATTTACTCGGTAGATTACAACTTGCATATGAAAATTTACCTTCATGGATGCAGCAAGGTATAATATCATGGAACAAAGGTTCCTTAGAATTAGAAAATGGATCAAAAATATCGTCAAACTCTACTTCTTCATCTGCTGTCCGAGGTGGATCCTATAATGTCATCTTTCTTGACGAGTTCGCTTTCATCCCGAATCACATTGCTGACGACTTCTTTGCCTCTGTTTATCCTACTATTACGTCTGGACAAAGTACTAAAGTAATTATTGTTTCTACCCCAAGGGGTATGAATCATTTTTACCGTATGTGGCATAATGCAGAAAAAGGTCAAAGTGAGTATGTTCCTACCGAAGTACATTGGTCTGAAGTTCCTGGTAGAGATGCTGAATGGAGAGAACAAACTATTGCAAACACGTCAGAACAACAATTTAAAATTGAGTTTGAATGTGAATTTTTAGGGTCTGTTAATACTCTTATTAGTGCAGCAAAGTTAAAAAATCTTGTATTTGAAGATCCTATTAAGAGAAATGCTGGTCTGGATATCTATGAGGAACCAGTTAAAGATCATAATTACATAGTCACAGTTGATGTAGCTAGAGGACTTGGTAATGATTATTCTGCATTTTTAGTTTTTGATACTACAGAGTTCCCGTATAAGGTAGTTGCAAAATATAGGAATAATGAAATTAAACCTATGCTATTTCCTAATATTATTCATGATGTTGCAATAGGGTATAATCAGGCATTTGTTTTAATAGAAGTAAATGATATAGGGGATCAAGTTGCAAGTATTATGCAATATGATTTGGAGTATGATAATCTTTTAATGGCTACAATGAGAGGAAGAAATGGTCAAATTGTAGGTCAAGGATTTTCAGGCAAAAAGACACAACTTGGGGTAAGAATGACGGCAGCTGTTAAAAAATTAGGTTGTTCAAATCTTAAAACCTTATTAGAGGATGATAAACTTTTAACTTGTGATTATGAAATTATATCAGAACTAACTACATTTTCTCAGAAAGGAAATTCATTTGAAGCAGAGGAAGGATCTAATGATGATCTAGCAATGTGTTTAGTAATATTCTCATGGTTAGTATGTCAAGATTACTTTAAAGAAATGTCCGATCAGGATGTTCGTAAGAGAATTTATGAGGAACAAAAGAATCAAATAGAACAAGATATGGCTCCATTTGGGTTCGTGTCTGATGGTCTTGAAGACATGGATAGTTTCGTTGATAAGGAAGGTGATAGATGGCATACTGACGAATATGGAGACCGTTCATACATGTGGGACTACATGTAAAAAGATAAATCTATAAATATTTCTAGAATAATTTGGACTGAGAGAGGAATTAAAGATGCCACTGAATCTAGCATCTCCTGGTATTTTAGTAAGGGAAGTTGATTTAACACTAGGAAGAATCGACCCCACAACAGATAAGATAGGTGGAATTGTAGGGCCTTTTGCACAAGGCCCTGTCGGAACTCCAACTCTTGTTAATACGGAGAACGATTTACTTAACAATTTTGGTAAACCATATAGTACTGACAAACAGTATGAAACATGGTTAACCGCATCATCATACTTGGCTTACGGTGGAATACTGAATGTAGTCAGAGCTGACGATGCAGGTTTGTATAATGGATTTGTTGGTGCTGCTACAAGTACAAAGATCAAGAGTCTTGATCACTATGAAGAATTGGGATACGATGTAAATACAATTACAAACGTTACTGTTGCTGCTAAAAACCCTGGCCTATGGTCAAACGGTATTAGAATTGGAATAATTGATGGTAGAGCAGATCAGAATCTTACACTTAACAGTGTAGGAAGTATTAATGTTGGTTACGGTATTACTCAGACTGTACCTGCAAACACTGTTATTTCAAAAACTGGAGTCGGTGCAGGAACAACTGAAGTACTTGACGGAATGTTCAAGGGAATAGTTACTGGTATTTCTGGATTAACAGTTGATGTTAAATTCATATCACATGTATCAGCTGCTGGAACAGAAACTGCTTGGGATTACAATAACATTTACAAGTTTGGTAACGGTGGTGTTACTATCTTGAATAACTCAGGAGTTTCACAAGCAACACCTACTGTAAGTCTTACTAAAGATTGGTTTGATCAGCAGGAACTTGCATTAACAACTGCAACTGTTGGTGGAACTGAAACAGTAACTACAACAAAGTGGAATACTGTTACTGAAAGACCAACTACATCTGAATATGTAGCTAACAGAGGTGGAAGATTTGATGAAGTTCACATTGTAGTCATTGACGCAAAAGGAACTGTAACAGGAAATGCAGGAACAATTCTTGAAAAACATCTTAACTTATCAAAAGCAAAAGATGCAGAATTTTCTGTTGGATCACCACAATACTGGAGAAAGTACTTAGAAACTAATTCAGAATATCTTTTTGGAGGTAGTGCACCAGTAGGAGTTGTAACTACAGGATTTAGTAATAACTTTACACTTGCTAGTGATACTGGTTGGGATCAAGATGGTGAAGGAATCATTTTCGATACAATCGGAACATTAAATGCAGTAATGTCTGGTGGTAAGAGTTACGGTAATAGCACAGACTTAAATGTAACTGGAGCTCTTAATTCAGGATTAGATGATATAATTTCTGGTTACGGACTTTTTGAAAATGATACTGCTGTTGATGTAGACTTCTTACTTCAAGGATCTGCACAAGGTGGTGCAGAGCAAACAAGAGCTCTTGCTACTAAATTGATTCAAGTTGCTGAGGCAAGAAAAGATGCAATTGCATTTATCTCTCCTTATAGAGCATCAATGATAACTGATACTACTGATGAAGAAGCAGCAACTGTTTTAAGTGATGCTGATATTACCGATAACGTAATTGACTTCTTTGATCCAATAACTTCAACTTCATATGCTGTATTCGATAGTGGATATAAGTATATGTTTGATAGATTTTCAAATGGATTCAGATATGTTCCTCTTAATGGAGACATTGGTGGACTTTGTGCAAGAACTGATATCAATCAATTCCCTTGGTTCTCACCTGCAGGAACAGCAAGAGGTGCTATACTTAATGCAGTTAAGTTAGCATATAACCCAAATAAAGATCAGAGAGATCGTCTTTATTCTGCAAGAATCAACCCAGTAATCTTCTCACCTGGATCTGGAATCCTATTATTTGGTGATAAGACTGGATATGCTAAAGCATCAGCATTCGATAGAATTAATGTTCGTCGTTTGTTTATCTTCTTAGAAGATGCAATTTCTGCTGCTGCTAAGGATCAACTCTTTGAATTCAACGATGAAATTACAAGGACTAACTTTGTAAACATTGTTGAACCTTTCTTACGTGATGTTCAAGCGAAGAGAGGAATCCAAGATTATGTCGTCATTTGTGACGAAACTAATAATACTGCTGCTATTATTGATGCAAACGAATTCGTTGCAGATATATACATTAAGCCAGCACGTTCTATCAACTTCATCGGTCTAACCTTTGTTGCTACTAGAACTGGTGTTAGTTTTGATGAAGTCATCGGTAAAGTTTAATTAATTAAGAGGTCAACGAACAATGCCAAGCCGCGTTCAAGTCAATAATATTCCACTAAGGAAAATCAGTGACTTTAAAAGTAAGTTAACTGGTGGTGGAGCTAGGCCGAATCTCTTTGAGGTTGAACTAGCATTTCCCACAGCAGTCGCAATAGAAAATGATGTTCTCCAAAAGTCCAGATTTTTAGTTAAGGCTGCAGCACTACCTGCATCAACTGTTACTCCAGTTGAAGTTCCATTCCGAGGAAGGATACTTAAAATTGCAGGAGATAGAACATTCGAAACATGGACAATCACTGTTCTTAACGATACAGATTTCGTTATTCGTTCTGCTTTTGAAAAGTGGATGAATGTTATTAACAGTATGGAAGATGCAACAGGTGCACAAAATCCAGAAGATTATCAAAAAGATGCAATGGTTCATCAGTTAGATCGTGATGGCGGTATCTTAAGATCTTACAAATTCTGGGATATTTGGCCTACTAACTTATCTTCAATTGATCTAAGTTACGAAACAACTGATACTTTAGAAGAATTTACAGTCGAAATGCAAGTCCACTGGTGGGAAGCTTATAAAGGTACCTCCTCTGCGGCTGGCGGTGAAGATATCAGATAAATAATAGAAACACGTAAACGCAACTAATATTATGGCCAGATTATTTGGTTTCTCTATTGACCCGAAGAAGAAAGATGCTCCTTCGGTTATCTCTCCCGTTCCTCAAAATAATGAGGACGGGAATGATAATTTTATTGCTAGTTCTTTTTATGGTTCATACGTAGATATCGAAGGTGTCTATAGAAGTGAATTTGATTTAATAAAAAGATATAGAGAAATGGCTCTACATCCAGAATGTGATGGAGCAATTGAAGATGTTATTAATGAAGCAATAGTTAGTGACCTCTATGATACACCTATTCAAATTGAATTATCAAATTTAAACGCAAGTGATAAGTTAAAGAAGGCAATAAGGGAAGAATTCAAAACCATTAAAGATATAATGGATTTTGATAAAAAATCGCATGAAATACTCAGAAACTGGTATATTGATGGTAGATTGTACTATATGAAGGTAATTGACCAGAAAAAACCAGAAGAGGGAATAAAGGATTTAAGATATATTGATCCTATGAAGATGCGATATGTTCGTCAAGAAAAGAAGAAAAGTAAATCAGAAAGACTTAACGCATTAAACAATAATCAGAACGAAACAAAAGTAGTAGCACCTGAGATTGAAGAGTATTTTGTATATACTCCACAACCACACTATCCATCACAAGCAATGACTGGTGGTGGTGGAACAAAGGGAGTTAAAATTGCAAAAGATTCAATCACTTATGTTACCTCTGGATTAGTAGATAGAAATAAAGGTTTAGTTCTTTCATATCTGCATAAGGCAATCAAGGCTCTTAATCAATTAAGAATGATTGAAGATAGTTTGGTTATCTACAGATTATCAAGAGCACCAGAAAGAAGAATATTTTATATTGATGTTGGTAATCTTCCTAAGATAAAAGCAGAGCAATATCTTCGTGAAGTTATGGGTCGTTATAGAAATAAACTTGTCTATGATGCAAATACTGGTGAAGTTAGAGATGATCGTAAGTTCATGTCTATGATGGAAGATTTCTGGTTACCAAGAAGAGAAGGTGGTAGAGGAACTGAAATCACAACTTTACCTGGTGGACAAAACTTAGGAGAACTTTCTGATATTGAATATTTCCAAAAGAAACTTTATAGAGCATTAGGTGTACCAGAATCAAGAATTGCTGCAGAAGGTGGATTTAATTTAGGACGTTCATCTGAGATACTAAGAGATGAACTTAAGTTCTCTAAATTTGTAGGACGTTTAAGAAAACGTTTTGCAAATATGTTCACAGATATGCTTAAGACTCAATTAATCCTGAAGAACATTGTTACTCCTGAAGATTGGGAAGTTCTTAGTGAGCATATACAATACGATTTCATCTATGATAATCAGTTTGCAGAATTGAAAGAAACTGAAATGATGAATGAGAGATTAGGAACTCTTGCACAAATAGAACCTTATATTGGAAGATTCTATTCACAAGAATGGGTTCGTAAAAATATCTTACGTCAGACTGATGGAGAAATGGAAGAATTGGATGAGCAAATTGAACAGGAAATTAAGGATGGTATAATACCAGATCCTAGTGCAGTTGATCCAATAACTGGTGAACCATTACCAGCAGAAGGTGAGATGGGAGAAATCCCAATGGATCCAGAAATTGATGCTGGACTTACCAATGCACAGGTACAAAAAGATACTAAAAAGGCAGAGATATAAATAAAACTAGGATTTTATATTTATTTTTTATGGAAGAACTTGTTAATTTGATAGCGACTGATGCTGCTGCTAATGATATTAGCGATAAGATCAAAGATGTTTTGTATGCTAAAGCAGCAGATAAAATAGATGCTTCTCGTAATACTGTAGGTGCATCAATGTTTGACAATACTGAATCACCTGAATCAACAGAGGAAGAATAATGGCCGACATGACTCAAGTATTAGGAGCAGAATCTGCATTACCTACAACAACAGGAGCTGCAACGAGTTTTACTCAAGCACCTGTAGTTCGTCTTGTTAATACTGATACTAATGCACACGTAGTGAGTGTTGTAGAAACACAAAGTGGAACTGGTATTGGATCATTTACAATGCCAGCAGGTACTGTTGAGTATCTAAGAAAAGAATATACTCAATGTATTTTTGCTTCTAATGCTGCAGTCAAGGGAGCTAAAGTAGGATTTACAAACTAGGAAAATGAAACTTATTACAGAAGAAATTTCAGACGTTAAATTTATTACTGAAGGAAAAGGTAGTAAAAAGAAGATGTATATAGAGGGTGTTTTCTTACAAGGAAACCTTAAAAATCGTAATGGAAGAATGTATCCTGTAGACACTCTTGCAAAAGAGGTTAGCAGATACAACGAATCTTTCGTTGCAAAAGGTCGTGCTGTTGGGGAACTTGGTCACCCTGATGGCCCTACAGTGAACCTCGATAGAGTATCACATAAAATTGTTGATCTTCATCAAGAAGGAAATAATTTTGTAGGTAAGGCACAACTTCTTGAAACACCTATGGGTAAGATTGCAAAATCTTTACTCGCTGAAGGTGTAACTTTAGGAGTTTCTTCTCGTGGTATAGGAACATTAAAAGAAGATCGTGATGGTATTAAAGTTGTTGGTGAAGACTTTCAATTAGCAACAGCTGCAGATATCGTTGCAGATCCATCAGCTCCTGATGCTTTCGTTAACGGAATCATGGAAGGAAAAGAGTGGGTTTGGGAAGGAGGAATCCTTCGTGAACAGTTTGTAGACCAAACTAAGAAGAGGATTAACACCCTAGTTGACCAAAAAACACTTGAGGAACATAAGCTCGGTCTCTTTACCGATTTCTTATCAAATCTTTAAGTTCTATAAATAAATAAAGAATATTTAATATTCTATTAAAAAAACATGCCTATTGGTAGCAATTTACAAGAAATGGAAAACGTAGTAACTAAAAATGCTTCGCCTGGTGATCCGATGCCTAAGTTGACAACAGGTGGTACACCTGCAACTTACGAGGATTTAGGTGGGCCAACACCAGAAAATTATAAGGTTGATGATAATTCAGCTAAATTAAATACACCTGGTAAAACCCTTAAGCAAGTTAAGGATGTAATTAACAAAAACGCAGGTAAGGCAGATCCAATGCCTACAATGGCTGGCGGTGCTGTTAAAAAAGAAGAAGCAGAAAAACCTGAAGATCAGGTTGTATCTGAGGAAGAAACTACTGAAGAAGAAGTAGTTGCTGAGTCAGAAGAGACTACAGAAACCGAAGAAGTAGTTGCAGAAGAAGAGACAACTGAAGAAGAAGTCGTCGAAGAAGAAGAGTCATTTAGTGTCGAAGCAGACGTTAATGCACTTCTAGAAGGCGAAGAACTTTCAGAAGACTTCAAAGCAAAAGCAACAACCATTTTCGAAGCTGCTATCAAATCCAAGATCGGAGAGATCAAGGAAGAATTAAAAGGTGAGTATGAGAAATCACTCGCTGAAGAAGTTTCTGCCATGAAAGAAGTTCTAGAAGATAGAACTGATGCATATCTTGAGTATATTGCTCAGGAATGGATGGAAGAAAATGCACTCGCAGTAGAGCATGGACTTAAAACAGAAATGACTGATTCATTCTTAAAAGGTATGAAGAGTCTTTTTGAAGATCATTATGTAACAATCCCTGAAGAAAAATATGATGTTATCAACAATATGGTTGATAAACTTGATGAGATGGAAAATAAACTCAACGAGCAAATTAATAAGAATATTGCTCTAAACAAAAGATTAGCTGAGTCTGTATCAGATGTAATTCTAGCAGACGTATCCGAAGGTCTTGCACTTTCACAAAAAGATAAACTTGCTTCTCTTGCCAAAAACGTTGAGTTTGATAGTGAAGAAACATACAGAGAGAAACTAGGAACACTTAGAGAATCTTATTTCCCAAGTGCTAGTGCTCCAAGAGACCATTCAGAGACAATTTCTGAAGGAACTGAGGCACCTCAAGCAGCACCGTCTGGCTTGATGGAAAGTTACCTACAGACTATGAATAGAGTCTCGAAAAAGTGATTTTTTAATTATAAGATCAAACTTTAAACTAAATTTAAAAGGTAAATCAAATGCAATCGTTCAATGCTGAACATCTGCAGGAGAAGTGGGCCCCACTCCTAGACCATGAAGGTATGGGAGACATCAAAGACAATCATCGTCGAATGGTGACCGCAGTTCTTCTGGAGAACCAAGAAAAGACTTTAAAAGAGGAGCAAGAGTTCCTTGGAGAAGCAGCACCTACAAACTCAACAGGTGCAGGAATATCAAACTTCGATCCAGTACTTATTAGTCTGATCAGAAGAGCAATGCCAAACTTGGTCGCTTATGACCTAGCTGGTGTACAACCAATGAATGGCCCAACAGGTCTAATCTTTGCAATGAGATCTCGTTACAACAGTCAGTCTGGAGACGAGACATTCTACGACGAAGTAGATACTGCATTCTCTGGTATCGGTACAGCTGGTACACCAATCTCAGGTGCAGATGACTACGTTACTGGATCTCAGAACGAGGCAGTTGGTCTTGGTACTGGATCTCAGACAGGATCTAATCCTGGTGCACTAGATGGTTCTGCATCACCAACAGACGGTAACGTCTACAACGTCGGTGAAGGTATGCAGACAGGTACTGCTGAAGCTTTAGGTACTGATGGAAACGGTTTCAACGAGATGGCATTCTCAATCGAGAAGGTCACCGTGACTGCGAAGTCAAGAGCTCTAAAGGCAGAGTACTCACTAGAACTTGCCCAAGACTTGAAAGCAATCCATGGATTGAATGCAGAAGCAGAACTTGCTAACATTCTATCTACTGAGATTCTTGCTGAAATCAACAGAGAAGTTATTAGAACAATCTATAACGTTGCTAAGCCTGGTGCTCAAGCAAACGTTGCAACATCTGGTACTTTCGACTTAGACGTTGATAGTAATGGTCGTTGGTCTGTTGAGAAATTCAAGGGACTGATCTTCCAGATCGAAAGAGACGCTAACGCAATCGCACAGCAAACTCGTAGAGGAAAGGGTAACATGATCCTTTGTTCTGCTGATGTTGCTTCTGCATTAACAATGGCTGGTGTACTAGACTACACTCCTGCTCTTAACAGCAACCTTAACGTTGATGATACTGGTAATACATTTGCTGGTACATTACAAGGTAAGTACAAAGTGTACATTGACCCTTATGCAGGTGGATTCAACGGATCTTCTGCTGGTGCTCAGTACTATGTTGCTGGTTATAAAGGTTCTTCACCTTATGACGCAGGTTTATTCTATTGCCCTTACGTTCCACTACAGATGGTTCGTGCAGTGGGAGAGAACACCTTCCAGCCAAAAATCGGGTTTAAGACTCGTTACGGTATCGTAGCAAACCCATTCGCTGAAGGACTTAATACAACTAATACTGGACGTATTAAGAGAAACTCTAACACATACTACAGACGTGTTAAAGTTAACAACCTAATGTAATTCATATTACATATTTTCCAAAGACTCCTCTCTGAGGGGTCTTTTTTTTCTCTAAATAACTTTATGATAAGAGAACTAATACCAAATTCTGATGATTTACTACACAAAAGAATTGATAAGTGTAGTTACAATTTGGATCGCAATTTTTTAAAAAAGACATTGATTGATAATATGCATTATCATAAGGGAGTTGGCCTGTCTGCAAATCAAATTGGTATTAATGAAAGGGCATTTGTAATGATAAGGGATTTAGAGTATAATGAAGTTATAACTTGTTTCAATCCCAGAATTGTAAAACAATCTTCTAAAACATGTGTTATGAATGAAGGATGTTTATCTTATCCAGATGAATTTGTTGACGTGGAAAGGTCAGAAACTGTCGTTGTTAAATATGAAGATGAAAATAAAAATGATCATAAAGTAAAATTAGAGGGTTTTGCTGCAAGAGTATTTTTACATGAGTTTGATCATATGCAAGGTATAAATTTTAAACAGAGGACATAATGTTTTATATTACTAAGAAGAGCAATGTAACAGGAGAAACTCTATATCACATTAGTGAGAATAGATGGACATGGGACGAATCAAAAAGGACACAATATAATACTACAGAAGATGCTCAAAACGCTTTGGATCTTGCACTTGGTAAGGTTAGAGCAAAAGTTGGATATACAATTACACCAGTCTAAATAGAAATAAAAGTACTATTACCATGGAACCTACACCAAAAGAACATGCAGATGCGGTTGCTAAAAGAGATAAGATAGTTGATCATTTAATGAAAGAAGGATATGCTGAAGATAAAGAATCAGCAGATAAAATCATTTCTGGTATGAGTGAAATGTGGTTCAATATGATTATTGACTAATGTTAGAATTTGATAAATTCATAGAAGAAGCAGCTGCTAAAAGATGCGGTGCTGGAAAGTATTGGTGTTACACTGATAAGAAGTGTAAGACGATTCCACGTGGCTATCATATGGGTGGAAGAGGATACATCGAACCTGATGAGGGTGAAAACGGAAAGAAAAACGGTAAGAACGGTAATGGAAACGGTAATGGTAATGGTGGCAGCACCAATGGTAACGGTGGTGGTAATGGTGGCGGTAATGCTGGTGGCAACGGTGGCGGTGGCAACGGAGGAGGATAATGGCTAATGCATTACATAATCAAATAGAGAATAGAAATTTTTTATCTCCTATAGGGTTTAGGTTTAATCTTACCAAAACTCCTAAGGTAAATTTTTTCTGTAATTCTGCTAGAATACCTGAGATAGTTTTAGGAACTGCTGTACAAGCATCTTATCTAAAAGATATTGATATACCTGGTGATAAACTACAGTATGGTGATTTTAGTTTAAGATTTATAGTTGATGAAGAATTAGAGAACTATATGTCTATTCATAATTGGATGACTGGTGTAGCTTTTCCAAGTACACCAAAGGAATATCAAAATATAACAACTGATGATAAAGGAAAGAGAGATGGAGATGAAGTATACAGTGATGGTACTCTTGCAATTTTAAACAGTAATTACAATACTAGTGCTATAATAAAGTTTGAGGAGATGTTTCCAACCTCATTAACATCATTGGAATTTGAAGCAGGTGATACGGATATCAACTACTTTACAGCAGAGGCTACTTTCAAGTATACTATATACAGGATGTTTAAAGCAGACGGACGAACTCCCTTATAATTAATTAAATTTTTATTATGGATCTTGATAAAATTCAAAGTATGTGGGCCGAAGATGCTAAAATCGACCCAGATAACTTGCATGACGAATCATTAAAAATACCTCAACTTCATTCAAAATATTATACAGTTTATAATACAATTACTTTGATGCGTGAGAAGGCAAGAAATCAATATAACGAAATTAGACTAGAGAGATATAATTACTACACAGGTAAAGCATCTCCAGAAGTTTATGCTGCAGATCCTTTTCCATATAAGGTAAGGGAAAAAGATGCTATACAAAGACATATGGATGCAGATGAAAGATTGAATAAGATTGATATGAAGATCAAATACTATGATGCTACCTTAAAATTTTTAGAAGAAATTATCAGAAATATATCTGGTCGTACGTATCAAATCAAGAATGCAATTGAATGGCATCGTTTCCAACAAGGATATAACTAAATACTTACACCAACATTTAATCGTATGGATACTGACGATTCTAAAGAAAAACTAGATTGGTCTATGGAATTAAATATGGGTATTGAAGAAACCCGTATGTTATACGATGCTGTTTCTCACTATGCTGAGATTTGGCCAGGGAAGAATGAGAATAAACCGATAGCAGAAAAAGTTCGTCTTTTATCATTACAGAATAGATTATTTGCTGTAATATTAGACCACAATCTTACACAACAATTTCCAAATTTAGACCAAGAATAACCTGCTATATACTATAGTAACTCGTTATGATTCATGAAAGATTTGTATAATGGTGAACCTCAATTGTCAGATGAGGAAGTCGAAGCACTAAGAGAAAAATATAAAAACCCACCTATGCTTGAAGAGGATAGCGATTTCCTCAAAGGGACTGAACCTAATGCTTTTGAATTAACTGAAAAGTTGGCTGTAGCAGAATTCATGCACCCCGACCCTGATGATCTCTGTGATGTATT